AAGTATTTATTTAGGAAACTCACTAGGATATTTAAAGGAGAAAAGAAATGCCACAATGTAATGAATGTCAAACTACTGATGAAGATTTATATTATTACTGGCAAGGAGATATAGAAGAAGATTATGACCTAGGTAGTAACGATTGTTTATGTGAAAATTGTTTTTCAAAAATACCAACAAAGGAGAATATGAATGCCAAAGAAACCAATTAAAATAAAAAAGAAACCTAAAGATAAATTAATTTATATCTATGGAGATGAGGCCAATTTTATATGGGAACACTTTAATATGTCTTTAAGAGATGATGATGATAGGATTGTGTTAAAGTTTGTTAAATATGAATCAAGAGATAGTTATGAAAATAAATAATACTTACTTTAGTATGGAAGTATATAATGAATACACTTGCGATATGGCAGACAAGGTTATGAAACTAAAACTAGGAGATGACTACGAAAACTATATCGAAGAGGATAGCGAAGGTAATACAAACTATACTGAAGAAGGCCAAGATATATTTATAGATATACTAGATGATTTTTGTAACTTCATAGCAAAGTTTGGAATGTATAGCGAGGCAGATAGAGATGCCTAAATTTACATTGTATTTTAAAAAAGTTTTATACTTTCGCAAGACAATATCTGCGAGAGATATAAAGACCGCAGACCGAATAGGAGGCAAGAGAGAATCAGAAAAGAATTGTATTCCTACCGGTGAAGAATTTTATCACACTAGCACAGAGGAGAATGAAGATGAAGGTTAAAGAGTTTATAAAACAATTAGAACTTTGTGACCCAGACAGTCCTATACAGTTTTATTTTTTAGACAATTATAATTTAAATAATTGTAAACTAGAAACTGTTATAGAGGCTGATGGACAAACTGAAATAACGATAGAGGAGAATAAAGATGATTAAATATATTATTTACACACAAAAGAACTGCATATATTGTGCAGAGGCAAAGTCTTTATTAGATGAGGCCGGAGAAGTATACGAAGAGAGAGAACTAGATACAGCGGAGAAGGTTAGAAGATTTAAAAATGCTGGCCACAAAACTGTGCCACAAATCTTTCTACACATAGGAGGATTCCACGAACTAGAAGATTATTTCTTTGGAGAAGAGATATCATTTAAACCTGATATAAAGCTCGTGGATAAACCAGAGCTGCCGAAAATAGGAGCAATATCAGGAGATAAAAAAGTGATATCCTTTGCAGAAAAAAGAGCTATAGTAAAAGGAAGAAAGTTACTGGATAAGTTGGAGAAGAAAGATGATGAGTAGTGTTGCACAGAATTATTATCTATGGTATAATGTTAGTAGATACTTCTATGTATAAGATAAATCCTATAACAAAAATACAAAGTGTTGTGTTAAAAAATTTACTTGACACAAGATATAGACAAAGAAATAAAAGGAAAGAAAAGAAGTATGATAGAAAGAGAGATAAAAATGTACGTAATATCACACCACTTATTTAAGTCAGACGACTGGTTAAGAAAGTGTCCTTGGACAGAGAACTTTCCAGTTGACCAGTTGGTTGATGATGATAACAAATTATTAAAATTTAAAACACAAGAAGAGGCCTTGGACACTATGCGTTCTTGGGGTGTTGATGTGAACACTGCTCTTGAAAATGGAGTAAAGATAGAGAGGGTTCATTAATGACTGAAATTTTTATGTTATATTATTTCCTAGGTGGAATAGTAGTAGGAATGTTTATAGTTTTATTAGCGTATATGTTAACCAGAAAATAGGAGGCAAAATGTACGACCCAGTAGTAATACAAATGTTAGAAAAAAATGTAAGAGATTTACAAGAACAATTAAGAAACTCTTACGCAAGAATTAAACAATTAAATGAAGAGAATTATAAATTAAGAAGAGCATTAGGAATTGAAAAAGATAATGGAGAACAAGTAACCAATTCATCAGGAGGAGTTTGGTTAGGAGATGCAGAGATGCCTGATGCGGAGCATTTAAAAGATGGATAGAGCAAGAGAAAGAAGATTAAAGGCCACCGGTAAATGGTTTAAGAAATCAACAAAGCCTAAAAACTTGTGGGTTAATAATATCTTTCCAGCTCTGTTGTTAATTAGTTTATTTTTTTTAATTTATAATTATTAGGAGTTGAATATGAGTAATCTTTGGGATAAAGATGCGAAGAGAATGTATCGAAAATTATTTAAGGAGTACAAGAGAGAGGGTTGCTCTAACGAAGAGGCCAGAAGATATGCACAAAATGATTGTAAGAACAGCATAGACCTGGATATTTTTTCAGCAGAGAAGGTGTATAAAAAAACATTAAAAGATTTTGATTGACATGAAAAATTATTTAGATATAATATATAAATATTTTAATATAATAATTAATATAATAATTAATATATTTATTTTATTATTATCTTTATGGATTTTATATGTTTTTATTATGATGTTTTATTATACTTTTAAATAAATAAATAAAAGAAAGGAATACAAATTGGTAGAATTTTTATTATGGTACACAGTCATATACACTGTCATAGGTTTGACTAATGCAGTAGGTATGATGTAATGCAGAGTAAGTGGGTAAGTAGAGGGAAATGCCCTTGCGGAGAATCAAGCAATGGTTATAACATTCATGCAGATGGGCATGCCTTCTGCTTCTCTTGTAACAAAAGATTTAATAACGTAGGAGAGGCAAAGTTGGAAAGAAAAGTAGTAGAAATAACAAACAAAGTTTCTAGTGCTGGTGATTATGGGAGCATTACTGATAGAAGAATATCAGAGGATACTGCCAGAAAATATAGAACGAAGATAAGAAGAAATGGTTCTATAATATCTCATCATTACTACGAATACTTTAATGCAGAAGGTAGTCACGTTGCTACAAAGATTCGCCAAGTAGAAGGTAAAAGAATATGGTCACAAGGTGACATAGGAGATGCCTTACTATTTGGCCAGAATTTATTTAAGTCAGGTGGTAAGTATGTTACTATCGTTGAAGGTGAGATAGATGCAATGTCTACCTATGAGATGTTAGGTAGTAAGTGGGCAGTAGTATCAATCAAGAATGGAGTACAAAGTGCAGTACAGAATTGCAAGCAGCACTTGGAGTACCTAAACAGTTTTGATAATGTTGTTGTATGTTTTGATAACGACAAGCCTGGGATTGAGGCCTCACAAAAGGTGGCACAATTATTTGAACCTAACAAATGTAAAATAGTTAGACTAGATTACAAAGACCCAAATGAATATCAAAAGCTAGGAAAGTCAAAGGAGTTTGTTCAGAACTGGTGGAGTGCAGAATCATATACTCCAGCCGGCATAATGAACTTGGCCAAGCTAGGAGATTCATTATATGAAGAGGAGTATTGTGAAACTATTCCTTATCCTTGGAGTGCTATGAATGAAAAAACATATGGCATGAGGACAGGAGAGTTAGTTACATTTACTTCAGGTGCTGGCATGGGTAAGTCTTCTATTATGCGTGAGTTGATGCATCATATTCTTAAAAACTCTAATGACAATATTGGAATACTTGCATTAGAAGAAAGCACAAAGAATACTGCATTTAATATTATGTCAGTGGAGGCTAATCAAAGATTGTATATCAAAGAGATACGTAATCAATTCTCAAAAGAACAGTTACATCAGTGGCAAAAAGATACTATAGGTTCTGGTAGGTTCTTTGCCTTTGACCACTTTGGTTCAATAGGTAATGATGAGATACTATCCAGAGTTAGATATATGGCCAAGTCTTTAGATTGTAAGTGGATATTCTTAGACCACCTATCTATTTTAGTTAGTGGCCAAGATGAAGGAGATGAAAGAAAATCTATTGATGTATTGATGACCAAGCTACGTTCTTTAGTAGAAGAAACAGGAGTTGGTTTATTATTAGTATCACATCTTCGAAGACCATCAGGAGACTTAGGTCACGAGAATGGAAAGGAAGTTACTCTATCACATTTAAGAGGGAGTGCAAGTATCGCACACTTATCTGATAGTGTGATTGCTTTAGAAAGAAATCAACAAGCAGATGATGATGTTATAGCATGCACTACAACAATTCGTATATTAAAAAATAGATACACTGGAGAGACCGGTGTATGTTCTTACTTGCATTATGATAAAAAGTCTGGTAGAATGTCTCAAATAGATAATCCTTTTGAGGATGAATTTAGTCAAGCACAAGGAGTAATGTAAATGTTATTTAAATTAATATACAAAGATAAAAGTCCTGAAGTAAAACGAACAGTAGAACTAGAGGGAACATACACACTGGAAGAGGCACGAGAGAAACGTGCTTGGTTGAAAGAAACTTATAACTGGTACAGTCCAAATGTAAGAGTTCTTATAGAAAGAGTAGAATAAAATGAAATGTTACAACTGTGGAACAGAATTAATATGGGGTGGTGACCACGACTGTGAAGAACACGAAGACCATGCTATTGTTACAAACTTATCTTGTCCTGAGTGTGATGCTTTTCATTTAGTTTATTGGGGTCATAAAGAAGATGAAGAAGAAGATAAACAAATGTGGATAGAAGGCTATAAAGAATGGCTGGATAAACAAAAAGAAGAACCTGAAATGTGGGAGCATAA